GAGAAACAGGTCTAAGACGCTTTCTGACAACGTAAGCAACCATAACGCACTGTTGCGGCGCTTGCGCGAAAATGGCAATCAAACATCCGTAACAGGGCGTGATATTGTCCGTGAACTTGAGTACGCCGATAACGGAACTGTGCAGTTCTACAGCGGGTATGAAACACTTGATGTTTCGCCATCTGATGTACTGTCAGCCGCTGTTTTCGATTACAAGCAGCTTGCTGGTAACGTCACAATCTCTGGTCTTGAGCAGATTAAAAACTCAGGCACAGAGGCTATCATTAATCTTCTTGAGGCACGCATTAACGTGCTTGAAAAGTCAATGATGAACAGCTTGTCAACATCCATCTATTCTGATGGCACTGGCACATCTGGTAAAGAAGTAGGTGGTCTACAGCTAATCGTGGCTGATGCAGGCACAGGAACAGTTGGCGGGATTAACTCATCAACTTACACTTTCTGGCAAAACGCACAGACCACTGCAACATCAAGCGCTTTTTCAGTAGCTAACGTGCAAACAGATATGAACACTATCTATCTGTCTCTTGTTCGTGGCGCTGACAGCCCTGACCTCGTCATGGCTGGCACTAATGCATACACCGCATTTTTGGGCAGCTTGCAGGCTATCCAGCGTATTACCAGTGACGATCTGGCAAACTCTGGATTCACCTCATTGCAGTATCTAAACAGCGATGTTGTGTTTGATTCAGCTTGTAACACTAACCGGATGTACTTCCTGAATACTGACTATCTCCGTTTAGAGGTAGCAGCATCTAGGGATTTCGTTCCGGGTGAAGCAAAGATGAGCGTGAACCAAGATAGTTTAATCACTCCGATGTTTTGGTCTGGTAATTTAACGTGCAGTAACAGAGCGTTACAAGGTGTTATTCACACTTAAATTCAGGAAAGGAATACTGTAATGACAATAGCAGCAGTAATGGGGATTGACCCCACGAGCGTTGCTGACACCCCTGAATTTCAGTTGGGTCAGCTTGGCGCAATCATCAACGACACAAGCGGAACACGCATTTTCAAGTATCTGCAATATGATACTGGTACGGCTGGCACCGCAGCAGTCGCTGGTGAGGTTGCCTATTATTACACATTAGATGGCTATAAACTTTTTAAGGTTACTAGCGATTTATCCGATTCAATAGAAATCGGTGCGGGTGTAATTCAGGCAGTTATGACTGATGGGCAGTATGGTTGGTTTCAGGTAACTGGAGTTGCAACCCTGACAATTGCTTTAACAGCGGGTGCTGACGGTGATCCGTTGACACCAACTGGATCAGCCGACGGGACGTTAGATGTTTCCGGGGCTGTTACAGATAACGTCTGTGCGATTGCCACGGATATTTCAGATAAGGAAATTATCTGCACATTCCCACTATAAAATCACAGGGGGCAGGGGAAACCTTGCCCCTTTTTCTATCTAAACCGGGAGGGTTAAAATGAGTGAAAAAGGTATATTTTTTGAACGTGAGCTAAACGGCGTAATGAAAGACTTTTGCCGTATTGAAATTGCTGGTGTGCGCGATGTCTGGGAAGGCCCAGCGCGGCCTGAAGATTTAAAACGCTTTGCTGATAGCTGGGCGGCTTACAAAGGCAAAAAGAAAAAGCCTAAGAAAAAAGGCACTGCCTTGCAAGATTTGCCCGGCATGACTGAGCCGCGACGTTGTGAGCTTGAGCTACACGACATTGAAACAGTCGAAGATTTAGCAAAAGCACAGGAAACTGCGCTGCGTGCCATTGGTGAGCCGTATGTTGAGCTTGCCAAAATTGCTGTTCTGCAAGTTCAGGCTAGCAAGCAAAAAGATGATTTAGTTGTTGAGGTGGCGGTTGCCGCACAAACTTTAGCAGAAACAGAGGTATCTAATGAGCCTTCTAACAATAGCCCAAGCGGTAGCTGATTACACCGGGTTTGAGCGTCCAACGTCAGTTGTTGGAAATACAGACCCGATTGCTAGGCAGCTTCTAGCCTTTATAAACCGTCAGGGCAAACAGCTTATGCGTGCCAATAACTGGCCCATATTGCTAAAAGAGCATACCTTCAACACGGTCAACGGCACGCAGAGCTATGCGCTGCCGACTGATTTTGATCGCTCGCTCGATGGCACGGTTTATAACCGCACTGATACTGACCAAATGACCGGGCCGATAACACCGCAACAATATGCGCTTGACCGTTATGGCACCGCTGCATCTGGCACAACGCAGAAGTTTAGGTTTAAGGCTAGCAGTAATGCGCTGCAGTTTGACATTACGCCAACACCTACTTCTGCCGAAAGCCTTGGCTATGAATATGTCTCTAGCCATTGGAACCAAACGTCTGGCGGCACATCACAAGCGGCAATGGCGGCTGATACTGATATTGGCATCCTCGATGAAACGCTTATTGAAATGGGCGTTACTTGGATGTTTAAGCAGGCGCACGGCCTGACCTATGATGAAGATTTCAGACAATACCAGCTTGAGTTGCGGCAATCTATCAGCCGGGCTGGCGGCGCTCCTGTTATCAGCCTTGATGATGCAAGGCGGCTGACTGTTAGCCCGTATTCCTACAATTTACCAGATTCTGGATATGGGGCTGTCTAATGCTTTCGGCGCTACAAACTAGCAGACAGTACCGCGTTAAAGCGGCCTCTGTGCCTGCCCCTGTTGGCGGGTTAAACAGCCGGGACAGCATTGATGCGATGCCGCCAACAGACGCTTTAATTATGAGCAACTTCTTTCCGACAACAGGAAAGATAACCCTGCGGGACGGTTACACGCAATTCTGCACAGGTATAGGCACTGGCGATGTTGAAACGCTTATCGAGCATAGTGCAGGCGCAAACAGGCAACTGCTAGCGATTGGCTCTAATGGCACGTTTTACCAGATAGATAGCGGGTCAGCCGTTAGCAAGAAGACTGGTTTGGCTAATGGCAGAGCAGAGCATATTGAGTTTAATAATGTAAGCGTGATAGTCCCAAGTGGCGCTGACGTTCCTTTTAGCTGGGATGGCTCAAGCGCATCTAATCTGTCAATCACGCTTTCAGATAGCGTAAATGCAAACACTTTAACAGGCGTTCATAGTTTCAAGAACCGCGTATATTATTGGACAGGCACCAGCCAGAACTTTTATTACAGCGCCACTGTGGACACATTCACAGGCAATTTTACTAAGTTTCCCGTGGGTCTTGTTGGCACATTTGGCGGTAACATCTTGTCTATCGGCTCTATCAGCCTTGATGGCGGTGAAGGGGTCGATGACCTTTTTGTTATCGTTATGACATCTGGCGAAGTGCTTATTTACAACGGGTCTAACCCCGGCAGTGATTTTTCGCTGATTGGTACGTTTCGGCTAGCAGAGCCAGTTTCTGAGAAGCGCGGTATAGCCAAGCTAGGCGGCGATGTCATCATAATGACAAAAGAAGGCTATTTGCCTTTATCACAAGTCATTCGCCAAGATTTAGTTGGCAACAAAGCAGCAGCGATATCTGAGAAAATCAGAGGCACTGTGATTGCACAAGTTGCTGCAACAGGTAGCACAAAAGGCTGGCAGATATTTGTTAGCCCGGATGGCGACAAGGTTTATTTTAATTATCCGACAGGGGACACAAACGATGCTTATAATCAGCACGTTTTCAATCCGATAATACGAGCTTGGTGCATATTTGAGAATTTACCTGCAACCGTTTGGGGCCAATATGATGGCGATACCTATTTTGGCGGCGCAGATGGCAAGGTGTTCAAAGTAGGCGGTAACGCTGACCTTGGCGAAAACATCGTTGGCGATTTAGCAACAAGCTATAATTATTTTGGCGATAGAGGCGGTATCAAGCGCTTTTCGTCTGTTCAGCCAATGCTAGAGGGCCAATCTGATATTGCCTTTGATTTCGGCGTAGGCGTTGACCAAGCGCCTGTTAGCGGCATTGCAGTGGCAACAACGACTTTTGCCAGCAACCTTGCTAGCTGGGATACAGCATCTTGGGATGATGATTTCTGGGCTGACGCTGTAGGCGCAGGCATTACCAAACGCCGCAAGGCAGTGAAT